GGCACACCCTTTGCCGGGTTATCAACGAGGGGACGGGTTGCGGATACGAACCAGCCGAAAAAATCGCACAGGCGATATTAGCCGCCGGAAGCATTGTATCCGCTTCGCCGGTTGGACTGACTGATACGCAAACATTTCAACTTGCAGACCAATGACGCAACTTGAACTATTTGCCGGTATTGGTGGCTTCGGGCTTGCCGGACATTGGGCTGGGATCGAAACTGTCTGTCAGGTTGAAATTGATCCATTTTGCCAAAAGGTATTAGCTAAAAACTTTCCCAATGCACACCGACACGACGACATTAAAACCTTCGACGGCACCCAATGGCGCGGCGTTGACATTATTTCCGGAGGTTTCCCTTGCCAGCCATACAGCACAGCAGGAAAGCGGCTCGGAACCGAAGATGAGCGCCATTTGTGGCCCGAAATGCTTAGAGTTATTCGGGAGGCACAACTGCGTTACGTTGTGGGCGAAAATGTTGGCGGCCTCATTAGTTGGTCAGACGGGGTGGTATTCGAACAGGTGTGCGCTGATTTGGAAGCTGAAGGGTACGAAGTACAGCCGTTTATACTTCCAGCTTGCGCCGTCAATGCGCCGCATCGAAGGGATAGGGTTTGGTTTGTTGCCCACTGTATTAAAAGAGAGTTACAAGCGAGACAGCCCAGCGGAAAGAAGGCGAGAATCACCACATTTAGAAACGTTTTTCAAAATGATGATGCTACCAACCCCGACAGCGCAGGACGGCAAAAACACAACTTTGCCACCTTCGCAAATAGATCGGCATACAGTAGTAGGATACACTGTAAAGAATCATGGAACGAATGGACGTCTGAACCCCCGATTTGTAGAATGGATGATGGGATTTCCGGTGGATTGGACAAAAATCGAAACAACAGAATCAAGGCCCTCGGAAACGCCATCGTGCCCCAAGTAGCTTTTCAAATTTTCAAAGCCATTATCGAAACCGAAAAAATGATGAGCCAATGAACCCAATTACACAATCCGTCCGAAACCACAAAAGGCGATGCATAGCCGCCTTCCTACACGAACGCACCAAAGCAGGCAAGCGAACGAACGCCCACGACATTGCCCGCGCTTATGGATGGGACAGAACGGAAGTCCACACGCTCATTAAAAACATGCTCGAAATCCAACAGGTTACGACATACGGCATTGTCCGGGTTGTCGAAAGCGGAAAGCACGTATCAAAATCAGGATGGCAGTCTATGACCTATGCCGCCATCCTTCACCACGAAAATCAAAATACTGTCCAAAGGCAAGGGCAGGAACAAGATGACCACAAAAGCCCACATAGGCACGTCGGGCGCTATACCGTACCACAAATGCAGGTTATACATGATCAGTGCAAAAATTGGGTTAGCAGTAAGGAACCATTCTGTTTTGCCATCTCCCCAAAGACGAACATTAAGCGGACGCATGTACCTGTGAATAGCGGCCTCGATTGAATAGGCGTAAGGTAGTCGAACGCGGAACAAAGTAATGGCGCCAACTTGCTTTTCACGAAGATCAACCCGGTTTGATACACCAATCTTATGGAAAATGGGCCGCCAAGGTGACCACATCAAATAAACACGGTTTTTCATAACGTCGCTTTTTCGCGTTTCCAGCGTTTAGGATTTCCACATTTACAAGTTCCCAGCATTGCTGTTGCGGTATAACTGTATTGTTCAGCGCCGCAAACACAAACCCACTTAAAAACACGAGGGCAAAGCATCGGCCTTTTAATATGGATACAATCGCTTCGCAGCCATCTTTTTTGGCCTTCGCGGATGAATACCTTTTTGCAGCCGGGACATTGATAGAACGATGCGTTTGTCATGGCTTTTCGTTTTTAGCCAACCATGCGGCGGCACACGCTTCGGCGGGGTTGTCGACACTATTAAAAGAATCAGAATGATATTGATTTTGAAAAATACTTACAGTCCAGCCATTTCTACTAAACCTAAGATCGGCCTGTCCACCTAACTCCTTCAAAATATCGGTTGCGGATGGGGCGAAAGAATAATTTTCCCTCATTTTAATTCCAATATTATCGTAGTCGGTCAAAGCGAGTATATGGTCTGTGTAATTTTTTACCCAAAAAGCAAGACCAAATTCCATAATTTCCGGCTGCGGAAATCCCGCTTTCTTTAATCGTTTGGCGGTTTCAAAAGATACTACTTGCATGTGATCTGGTTTTTAAAGTTTCCATTCAAAAGCGCCCGTTTCGCGGCAATGAGCGCCAATTTGAGCGCATCGCGGCAATCCTGATTATCGCCTTTTGTTATGACGGTCAGGCGTTCGGATTTCAAAACCGCGCCGGCTTGCGCTTCCGTCCACTTTGCGCCCTTTTCCTTTGGGCTGACTTGAAACGTACGACTTTCGCCAAAGCGTCGCAGGGCTGAAATATAGGCCAATTCTGATACCGCTTGGTTGGTGCCTACGTTGCGGCCCTTACGCGCTGTTTCGGCTCGGTTACCTGACGTGTCGAACGACTTGTTTTGCAGGTTTGAATTTTCGACACAAATAAAACAGGAAATCGGGGAATCACCCGAACGCAACCAATCATGGAAGGCAAGTACGTCGGTCATTTTTTTATAGGCAACCGTACGGTCTGACATATCCACAATGGCGCACCAAAAGCCATCTTTGCGAAATGCCGGATCTACCCCGATATAGACAGGTTTGGGTAAGTCGGCTATCGTTCCGGCAACATGGGGAATGCGCTCTATTTTCATGCATTTTCATTTTTATCCAACCATGCGGCGGCGCAGGCTTCGGCGGGGTTTTCGTGTGAAAATCCGCGCTTACAATCGGATATATTTTCAACAGTTTCTACGCAAATAAATGGCCTTTCGTTTTGATTGACCTTAAGCACGTATCCAACACTCAAAAGAAATGTCGGCCCCAACTCCTTCAAAATATCAGTAGCGGATGGGGCGAAATATTCATTATCTCCTATTTCTTCGCCATCATCGGCTACATAGCAAATACCTTTGCCGTTATCTATGTATGATCTTTGGGTAGCGTTAAAAACTTGCGGCTGCGGAAACCCCGCCTCCTTCAGTCGTTTTGCGGTTTCAAAATTTACAACATTCATATAACAACTTTTGCAGGCATAATAACAGATACTTCACAACGCGCCGTGTAATACGACGTAAGCGCCTTTGGTTCGTCAACACCTTTGTTCCCGGCGGCACGGTACAACCATTGGTCAATCAAATGCGAAAGTTCGGCTTTGTGACCGTCCGGGATTCGTGCCCATGCTTTTGACTGCTTTAGGCACTGTGTCGACCATGTGCCGTTGATAACCTGCTCAACCGCATTAATCAATTGAGCGCGATAGATTTCGTGTATTTCGCCTGCGTAAAACGCAAGCATGGTAAGTTGTTTTTCGGTCAGTTCTTTCATTGGTTTTGGTTTTCGTGTTGAAGGATGGCGGCATAGGTCATCGATTGCCATCCTGATTTTGATACGTGTTTTCCGCTTTCGACAACCCGAACAATGCCGTATGTCGTGACCTGTTGTATTTCCAGCATGTTTTTTATCAGCATGTGGCATTCGCTACGGTGCCAGCCGTAAGCGGCGGCAACATCTTCTGTGTTTGTTCGAATGCCTTGCTTTGTGCGCTCATGGATGAAAGCGGCAATACACCTGCGTTTGTGTTCGCGTACGCTTTTTCGAATTGGGTTGTTTGTCATTGGTCTACAAGTTGAAAGGTTTGCGTATCGGTCAGTCCAACCGGCGAAGCGGATAAAATACTTCCGGCGGCTAATATTACCTGTGCGATTTTTTCGGCCTGATCGTATCCGCAGCCAGTCCGCTCGTTGATAACCCGGCAAAGGGTGTGCCATACAAAACGGGTGCCTTGTAATTCAAAGCGGATTTTTGCCAGGACTTCGTAGGTGGTCGGTATTGGTTTGGGTTTCGCGGTTTTCATGGCTCTTTTATTTCGTCGGTTTCGGCTTCCTCATCGTTTACTTCAATCACTTCGGGCGCAATGGTTTCGATTTTCACCACTTCAAAAAGTGGTATTTCGTGTGCGTTGCTCGGTGGTTTCGGTGCGTTCGGGTCAAAATGGGACATCTTCACTTCGATTAATTTTTGGTATGGTAAAATCATAGATTTCGCGCGCTTCGGTCTTTGCATCATGAAACCCTAAAACCGGGTTAAATTGGCATTGACCTTTAAATTGGCCTACATTGCGGCCTTTTCCAAGCGTTACGTCGGCATAATTTTCATAGTAAGACATACCAGCTTCATCCTCTGTCAAACCGTAATAACTTGGCCGGTAAAGCAAAAAGACCATTGTTGCATCTTGTTCTAAGTCGCCACTCCCGCGCAAGTCGGCAATCGTTGGCCGTTTAGCGCTGTTGTTTTCAGCGGCCCGGTTGATTTGCGCGGCAACGATGATGGGTATTTTAAGCTCCAATGCAAGCATTCGAAGTGATGCGGATGTTTCGGCAATATCATCAAAACGCTGCGCTTTGTCCCCAGCCCTGATTAATTGCACATAATCAACGGCGGCAAGTCCGATCCCGTATTCGTAATAATGGCGGCGGATACATGAAATCACATTGACAAGGCGGCGTCCCGTGTTCTTTGCATAAATAGGCAATCGTTTAACGTCCTCCCATGCTTGCAGGTATTCTTTGTTTTGTGCGTCAGTCAGCCCGTGAAAAGGATTTTCAAATCGCTGTCCGGTCTGCATTTGCCACAACCTTTCTTGTACGCTTTCCGGGTCGTTTTCAAGGTTAATGTATAGGCCGGGCACACCTGCTTTTGCGCTATGGTGTAATTGATTCAATGCAAAGTAAGATTTACCCATGCCTGTACGACCTGCTGCCATAATGTATTCGCCGGGCCGAAAGTATGGCACCTTTTCACGAATGCAACGTAGGAACGGCTCAACAGGGTGATCCATGCGTTTACCGTCTAACGACGCGATAAGCGAAGATTCAAATCCCTGCTTTCCGTCATCGGCTTTTTCACTCACACCTATAAACGCAGAACGTCTGGCTTTTTCGCTTTCCCTGCGGATGTCATCGGTTGCCATGCCTTTTTGTATCCAATACGGTACGGAGGCTGCAATCGTTTCCTCTGTCGCCATTTCGTGCGCCTTAATGAATGCTTCGACGGCGGTTTCAAGATCAACGTCCGGGTATTTCATCGAAAGCTGCAAAATACCGTCAACACGCCGCCCGCATTCATTTGCGACTTCAAAAACGCTGTACGTCATTTGACGACGGTGCAAGGCAAGGCAGGCGCGGGCGGTCTTATTTTCACCTGAAAACATGGATTCATTCAGGCGGTCAACGTGCGCGGGAAGATCATACGGCGACGAAATAAGCCGGGCGGTGAGTACTTGTTCGGCTTCTGCCTTGCGTTCGTAAGTGCTTAGTTGTTTATCGGCTCCCATTATTCAAAAAGTTTCGGTTGTTCGATTTGGTTTTGCGGCGCGTTCGTTCCGTGTGCAAACAAATTTGTCTGTATACCTTTCCTCATCCGCTTAACGGCGTCGGTATAATAATCCGGATCAAGTTCAAAGCCGACGTAATTAAATCCCATTACTTCGCAAGCAATAAGCGACGAGGCGCTGCCGACGTGGGTATCAAGGATTAGGTCGCCCGGTTTGGCGTAGTTCTCGAGCAGCCGGCGGTAAAGAGCGACGGGCTTTTGGGTTGGGTGCTTTCTTTGCGACTCCATACCGACAAAGCCAGAATATGGAATTTTTACCTTAATTAAAGTTCGATCAAAACTTGTCCACGCCAGCTCGCCATCGGCAAAAGAAACTCCGTCAGGCACTTGTTTATCCCAAAAAATCCAAGCCTTTGTTAAGGGGAGTGGAAAGTAATTCCCACCCCAAATGATCTGATTTTTTGAAACTCTGAAAAGCTGATCGAAGTATACATCATTTGGTATCGTCGAGTCCCATCCCTTCTCGCTGTGCTTTTTTGGCTGCCCTTTCCGCCTGCCCATGTTGAAATTTATATCTATTCCATACGGCGGGTCAACGATCGCCAAATCAAAAAACTTGTCCGGGTACGACGGTAGCCCGGTTTCCGGGTTCATGCAGTCGGCAAGTAAAAACTTATTTTCCACGGCTTTCGGCGTTTCGAAGTTCAAAAGATAGTGCAGCGCCTATTTCATAAGCCCGATTTGAAATCGGGATGATTTGATTCAGCGCCGTTTTTTGCAGTTCGGCGTATGCGCGCCCATATTCAATCCCTGCGGATACTTCTTGCTTGTGCTTAGGCTTTAGCCATGCGCGGGCAATTTCCGCGTTCCTAAGCCAAATAGCGTCGATTCGCGGGCCATCTAAGAACCAGTCTATTATTTTGCCGGTAAGTGGTTCGGAAAAATCGTTCGTGTAATGCTTTAAAGCATCATGCCTGGCAAACCATTCGGCCATGATGCGGCGGGCGTTTTCGTTGTTCATTTAGTAACAGGGATTTGGTTGTAGAAACGGGTTACGTCGGCTTGTTTTTCGGGTGTTGCCGCAGGCGTGCGTTCAAATTGCTTTTGGTTTTTCACCCATCTGCAAAAATCGCCGTTATGTTGACTAAACTTTTGGTGGGGATTTCGACTTGAAAAACAATGAGAGCAATAATCAACGAGCATTCCTTTTAATTGCTCGTTGGAATACATAGGCCCGGACATCGCTTTTACGCTGTCTATCCATTCACGTGGGTTGGCTTTGTAGTATTCACCTATCTGTTTTACGAGGTCGGTATGAGTTTCGAGGTTTTGCGGCTTGTCGGAGTGGCGCGGCCCGGCGGCGGAACTTTCTTTATTTAGAGGGGAAAGGGCATCTAGGCAAGGAAATTGGTTTTCGGCTGCGGTGGCGGGAAGCGGCGTTTTTTCGCCGCGCTTCTCCCCTTCATTGGTTAATACTTTATTGGTTAATACTTCTGTGGTCGCGTTTACGACACCCCCCGGTCGCGTTTGCGACCTCCCCCCGGTCGCGTTTACGACCTCCTTTTCTTCGCCCCCTTTGCCTTTCAAGTTAACCCAAACACTAAGGTATTCGGTTTCAATTTTATATAGGTTGGTAAGCTGAAATTCGCCCTTTTTTCTCTCTGTGCTTGATATGTACCCGTCTGCAATCAAAGACTTTTTGACCTCCTTAAGTTTGGTTAATCCCCATGCGGTCGAAAGGCATAGCGTCGCGTTTGATGGGAAACAGGACATGTCTTTGTTTATGTACTTAGATATGTGCAGCAGCAAATAAAGCTGGTCAGCATTGATACCTGAAGTTAAAAGACGATCGTCAACATTAATCATAATGCCAAAATAAAAAGGCGCTGACTGGAGTGCGGGCGGCTGACAACCAAATGCAGGACTTACACTGCATACCCGCGCTCCAATAAGCGCCTAATTGAAAAAATGTAAGTCAATCGCCAAGGGTGTCAAGTTCGGCGGCCCCGTTGGGCAATACAAAAGTAAATCAATTTTCCGTTACTCCAAAATTTTCGTAACCAAAATTGCCGCCAAAAAAAGCATGATGCAAACGGCGGTCACGTTGTACGAGTGTTCAATTCGTGTGCGATTCATTGTTCCGGGTATTTATCAGCTTGTTCTTTTGCAAGGCTCACAATTCTAACAGCATATTCTATTGACTGTTGAACGGTTCGATCAATGCGTGAGTTTAAAATATCCACGGCGTAACACTCCAAACGAAGCTGGTAATCCGACGGGTAAGACTTGCTTAAATATTCTGGCGTCACCTTTTTTGCCTTCGTTCCGGCGTCGAACCCGCGCTGCCAAGCGTCACGCGCTGGCCAGTGTTCGTTTGGCTCAATAATTTTGCCGTCAATAATAGCCTTGTCCGAGCCAGTCGCAAAATCAACTCCAATTTCGACAAGTTGAAGTGTTTTCCCTTCCTGCTTCGCCTCAAAAAGGGCTTTCAAGAGTTCGGCGGCTTCACGCGCTTCGGATTCGGTTTTGCAGATTTCATCTTCTCCGTGATATATACGCGCCTCAACTTCACTGCCACATATCATGGAAATAAAATTGTATGCCCCTGGAATAATATCAATGTTCATTTTGTTTGAATTTAAGGTTTTCAAAAAACCGGCCACTTTTCAGCAGCCGGGGCAATAAACATCCCTTGAATACTAATCTCATGATTGCTGTGTCGTCGGTCGTTACCGGCGGCTCATTATGGTGCCGTACTCCTGACGGCTAAGAAATTCGCAATTCCAAGGCGGCCCGGAAAATTCGGCCTGTATTTCCTGTTCAAACTTAGCGATAAAATCCCGGTCTGTCAAGCTCGTTGTCGATGACGGGACGGTAAAAACTCCAAACGGCGAACGAATGATAACAGGATTGTACTTCATTTTCAATGCGTCGTGTATTTCGGAAGTTTCCCGTACGGGCCTAAATTCGTCACCGTCTAAGACCTGAAATTTATCACCGCAGGTAAGTAAGATGACCTGTAACAGGTGGCCGAAATAGTATTTGTATCGCGTTGATCTGTAATTATCGGCTTTCGATTCAAGTACCATTTTGTAAACCCCATCAGGAAGGCAGGCAAATTGTTTGCCCAATTGTTCGCGGGCTTTGTCGGTCAGCCTGCCTTCCTTTCGTTCGATTTCGAGTTGGTAGGTCAAAACGGTAAATCGTCTGTTGGTTCCGCTGTCGGGTTCACGAATTGTTCAACCGCTTTCACCGGGTCGAATACAGTAGGCGTAGCGGCGTCGAAAATATTGAACCGTACCCAGTTATACAGGTATTCAGATACCGGTGTCCAATCCCACAAGGTTTCTCCCTTAAAAAGGGTCTGTGTGGGTTCAGGTGGGCAAAAATCGGTGTCAGGCACACCGCGTTGCTTTTCGAGTTTATTTGCCCCTGAATAGCACGTTACACCGATGCGGGGCTTTCCGCTTTCTTTGTCTGTGAATGCATAAGGCTGCATCCTGAAACGGTCTGTGATCTTGAAATTTGGGTCTGCCAGCGATGAAAGCAGGCTTTGTGCGTATCGGGAGTCAAAATGCCCGACCTCGATACGGTACAGGTCAATTCCGTCTTTCAGGTCGCACATGAGAATTGTTTCCTGTATGCCGGAAATTTCGCGGGTCGTTTTGTAGACGTCGACCAAAAAGCCGTCGATGGCTGCGAAAACTTCAAACGTCCAGGATTTTCCGTCCTCCTTTGTCCGGGTATCGAACCGGCGGCGGGTGTCTGTGGTTTCGGGCTTTTCTTTCAGAAGTTCCAGGATTGCGACTTCGCCCGTTTTGTTTGCTCCGATTCGTCCGATACGGAAACGGCGTGAGCCGTCGTCAGACATTGAGCCATGATGTAAGGCCATGATTTAAAAGTTATTGATTTAAGAATTCGGGTTCTGATTTTTCAAGTGCATGTAAGATGATTGAAAAATCCAATGTATCTATTTCGTGTACTCTAATCGGCTCAAAATGATCTTTTTCGTAAGTTCTTGCAAATACCCAATGTTGTGTTTTTTCGCCGTTGGTTTCGCTGTATGCGCTGTATTCGACAAAGGTGCCGTCGTTTCGTGTGATTTTCAATTGTGCTGACTTGCTGTGAGGTAGCATGGTCGGTTAGTCGTTTTCGTGAACGCTTACGCCTTCGGTTTCCAAAAGTTCGAGCATTTGCGCCTGTGCCACATGGTCGAAGTCAAAAACATGTTTTTCGTAATATCCACCACTTAGATAAACCCTAACAGGTCGGCTGTTGTCTATTTCCGTCCACGATTCCGGAGGGGTGCTGTTTTCGGGCGGGCCGTATCGGTTGCCGTCATCGTAGTATCCGAAACCGCGCACTTTGATTTCGTACTCTTTTCCGAGCGCGTCGGTTATGGTTCCGACCGCGAAAATTTCAGTTTTGGGCATGGTTTTAAATTTTTTAATTTCAGGAAGTTCGATAAAGTCGAATGGTAGTTTATATTCTTTGATCTCAAAATCTTGTTTCATTTTTTAGTTATTTTGGATGCTATATTCAAAAATGTTTCCTGATGGCGTGACGTGGTATATCGTATGCGTTGCGTCGCTGCATCCGTTTTTCTTTGCCCATGCCGCCATTTTAGCAACCGATGTATTTGCAGGAGCGGATGCAAGCATTGTTTCGTTAAAACAAAGTCTGCTTTTCATGCCAACTGCGGCAACGCAAAGGAAAGCGCCTTTTTGAAAAGCCTTCATCATTGACTGTGGATTGTTGCAGAGAATTTCGGTTGCCGTTGTCATTGCTTTAAGTTTTGTGCTTTCGCGTTTTTGATGATGTAAAGATACGTTAGTATGTACATACAATGCAAGTATTTAAGCAATTATTTTTTAACTTTTTTCATCCTAAAGCCTAACTTTGTATCTATCAACCACTTACAACGAAAAATATTTTAGCCATGCCGAACGCCGAATTAAAAAACTTTGCCCCGCATGAATTTATGTGCGCCGGCAAACTTGTTTTCGATAATATGGATGCCGACTTTTTGGCCCTGCTCGATCAATGCCGGACGGATGCCGGTACGCCTATGGTTATCACTTCCAGCTACCGGACACCTGAACACAACAGGAAGGTTGGCGGCGCAAAGTCGTCGATGCATCTACAAGGCCGCGCGGTTGATGTGAGGTCAACAGGCGGCGAACATCGGGCGGCTATCATTAAGGCGGCACTGAATCTCGGTCTTTCCGTCGGGGTAATGGAAAACGCCATACACCTGGATAACCGGGAAACGCAAACGGTTTTTCATTACTACGCGAAGTACCGACGGAATCCGGCATAGATTTTGCAATATATTGCACCCGTCGGCACTATGCCGGAAAGCGAGTTAACAGCCCGGTCTGATAATGTTCGGGTCGGGTTGTTGATTTTTTGACCACATACCTATATCTTTGTTTTGTCATTGTAGTACAATTATCGGTTTTTCATTTGGTTTTTTTGGGGTTTAGCCCGGTTTGGTGTAGCCAGATCGGGTTTTTTTATTTGATAGAAAAATAAATATGAAAATATGTTTGCATAGTAAATAGTTATTCACATACCTTTACCACATGAAAAAAGAACAACCAAAAGAAGCGCCGCGAAATCGAGGCGGACGAAAGACAGACAGGCCGGTCGATCGTAACAGGGTTTTTTACCTGTATGTAGACCACCCCAACCTAACACCTTTGGAAGTTAGACAAGCCGTTGATGAGTACCTTAAAAAACGCCAATAATGAGCAACCAGCAATTGTACAACACTCACCGCGCAAACGGTGTACCGCATGACGAAGCCGCCGCCGCTTTGGGGGTTTCAAATGACCAAGCCCGAATGTTGAAGTCCAGATACAATAAGGCGAACAATCCAGGAATTTCAACGCCCCGCAAAGCAAAAGCAGTGTTGGAAGATTGGAGAAAAGCAAATCCTGCTTTGATTGATGAATACCATTTGCACGTTGAGCCGAAACATGAACGCCCGGCAGTTGTTCGAAAATCCCGAACACCTGAAACGTCGGCAACTAACAGAAATTACCGGAGTGTTGCGCTCGTTGCCTTATTGATCGCGCCCACTGCTGCCAGCGTTCAAAACGCCTACCATGTAAGCGGGCAAATAATGGGGGACGTGTTCGGAGCTGTTTGCATGACCGTCGTTTTATCCCTGACCGCTTTAGGACTGGTCTTTTCCGGCGCTCGTTCCTGGGTAACGCTTTCGCTTGCTGTTCTGCTTATTGGCTTTGAATCATTCTGCAACCTGACGCGGATTTACAGCGGGCTAATGATCGGCGGAAAGTTTGGAACGTCGGAGTTTTTGGGCCGCGTTTGCGACATTTTCAACAGCGGATCGCATTACACAGCGGTTTGTTTGGGGGGATTAACGGCGCTGCTTTTGGCGGCGGTACAATATGTAACCATTTTTGAACTCAATAAAAAATCTTAAAATGATACCTTCGATAAAGCACCCATTTTTCGGCAAACAATGCCCGAACCCACACAATGACGCCAATGCCGCCAAAATGAAAAGGCGTGGCGCAAAATGGACCCACATTTCCAAAGAACCAATTTGGAAGTACGACGAAGTTGGCCGCGAAGCCTTTTCGCACTTTGCGGGCAACGGCACTTACTACCGGCCCGATCCGAAGCCGCTGAACAAAAAAGAACGGCGCAAACTTGCAAAACAAAACACGCAATGAACGACCTGCAAAAATACACCACGCCGTATCAGTTCCCGACCTCGTTACCTAAACGCGACGGCCTGACATGCTACGAAAAACAGCAACGCGAAATCGAATTTGAGAAACACCCCGCGTTTCAGCTTCGCCGTATCGTTACAATCGTCGTTGTTTCGTTCGCTGTTGCATTATTCATTGCTGACGTGTTACGCGACGGCTTCAACCGTAACGCGGCGTGTGCTGCGCTGTGTGGCGTTACGGCGGCTTATTTGGTACGGCGTTTCGTTGCAAGTCAAAATGGAACATCACAAAATTATCCGAAGCCATGAGAAAAAATACCAGTCCATTTTTAGCTGTGGCTATTGCTATGGCGTCAGCAGCACAGTCTATAAACGAATTTGGGTCGGCAGTAGGCAGCGTTTCGCGAACGCGCGATCTATACCCAAGCACTCCATTATCCAAAAAACAGCGTAAAGCCCGCGCGGCGTCCAAACGAGCAAGAAAGGCCCGTCAAAAACAGGCAGCCAAATGATACCCGACTTCCTTACCGACCTATTCCGCGCCCTGCACGAACTATTCAGCCCGCGCCTGCTCACACCCGACGAATGCCGCCTGAATATACCAGCATGGAAAACAAAGCAGGTTGAACCGCGAACGATTCCTGAAGTCGGAAGCAACGCAAAGCGGGTGCCGGGGGATGCCCGTGTATTTGTTTGGGGTGACTTGTCAACGATTCAGGATGCCGGAACGCTGACCGCTTTAGAATGGGGTTACGTGGTCGACGCATACCCGTCGGCAACGCCACAACTGGCAGGCATTGTAAAACGTGGAATACAGGAAGGTCTGACACATGCGGAAATAGCACATGAAGCCGGGCAGCGCCTCGATAAGCGGGTGAGCGTTTCCGTCGTTTCCAAGATTGCGGCGCCCCTATCGCGGTCGGTAGGGGGAGAGGTTGCAAATTCTGGGGTAGTGGTAGATGAAAATTGATTGTCAATAAGTTAGGCTTTCAGAAAATGAAAGAGTGGCTTTCAAAAACCTTTCAAAATGACATACATAAAAATTAAACCCCTTATTTGGGAAGGCGACAAATGGAGGCAAAGGGCGGCGCTTCTTGATTTTGCGCATTACGTCGTTTACGAAAGCGGCCAATACGGAATATCAACAAAGAGTTATGAATCAGCCATTGGGTTATCAGATTGTCACACAATGGACGGCGCTAAGACTTGTGTTGAAAATCATCACCGCGAATACGTGCTAAATCTTTTAGAGCCATGACAACCTTCCTAATCATCACATTCATCGCCGCCGTCATTTTTTGGCGCTACTTCAACCTCAAAGCCGACGAAGCCAACATTCGCACAGCATGGTACTCTCGCTTTGTCGGCGTCCTTCCTATCCTGCCTGAATCGCCGTTCGACAACACCGTTGCGGCCCGTACCGAAATAGCCCGGCAGTTGTTTGCCGAACATGGTAACACAAACGTAGAGGTTGTGCCGTATTTTTTCGGCCTACCCATCGGCAAAGATGGCACAGCGACTCTAACATTCGACGCATTCCTTCGGATGGCTGCGGTCGACTACCTACAAAGGGTTGACACATTTATTTCGGACAAGGCCAAAAAAGACCAGCGCGCCGCCGCTACCCATATAGCCGGACAGACAGAATTTGTAATTACGGCGGTCAGCAATAAGGACTTTTTGAAGTAAAAGACTTATATTTGTAGTGCCGATTAGTCACCGGCATAAGAAACGGATTAATGAAATAGCGCCGTACAAGGCGTGGGTGTTGGTATCCGTTCCGACTAAGACTGACAATCTACCCCACGTTTTGTACGGCGCTTTCTTTTTGGATTATGAAACAAATACAATTAACACGCGGTTATGTTGCATTGGTAGATGATGATGATTTCGAAAGGGTAAATGCGCTTAAGTGGTATGCCTTGCCCGCAAAATCAGGCCGCGTATGCGCCCTTAGGATGACATCAAGGACGCACGGTAAGCAGAAAAAAATCTTTATGCACCGATTTGTAATTAACGCCCCATCTGATTTTTTTGTAGATCACATAAACGGGAACGCTTTGGATAACCGAAAAGAAAATTTAAGGCTTTGCACGTCAGCCCAAAATTCACTTAATCGAGGCAAAAGCAAAACTAACACATCGGGATTTTGTGGAGTATCTAAGCATGGCAGGGGATTTAAGGCCGAGGCGAGGGTAAATGGCAAAAGCACTTACTTCGGGACGCATGACACAGCAGAGGATGCCGCCCGCGCTTACGATACTGCCGTTTTGATACACCACGGCGAATTTGCTAAAACCAATTTTTGAAACCATAAATCTGAAACCGCATGAAACACGCCTTTTTTCTTTTCCTCATCGCCTTTGCGCAACAAGTCGAACCCGTAACAGCCCAACAAATTTTTGGCTGTACTGTTTCAGTCGAAACACCATTAACCACGCCAAAGACGCACAAACCAACCGCACCTGTTTCGGGCGTTACGGAAAACATGGGACGCATCGAAGCGACCTACCCACGCGCGGCATTTGCCATCATCTTGCACGACGGCGAAGCGTACGCATACATCGACAGACCGAAAGACAAGCGGCGCATCAAGGTCGACCGACTTATTATCCTGGAAAACGCATGGAGCGCCGTTTTGCCCGGCGGCGAACATCTTGCCATTTACAAGGACGGGTCAACCAACTATTGCACAGGTGGCCGGGACTGGTGGTTTCAATCAGATCAAACGTTGGAAAAATGAAAAGCGGAAATTTGTTTATCATCGCAGCTGTTATATCTGGAATCGCAGCAATTGTAAATTACAAAAATATTCCTGTTTGTATCAGTATGATTGTGCTTTGCGCTTTCAATATCTGGCAGTACAAAGACTCAAAAGAGTAATAAAGGCGTCATGCCTTCGCCGCCTTGAGAATTGCGAAGGCAAATCAAAACCAATAAATAGCAGGATTTCAGAAGTCCGGCCCGTAAGGTGTCCGGGCTTTTTATTTCAGCCCGAAATACTCATTCAGGAACCGGACAAATTCACCGACAATGCGCCAAATAAGCCAACAACCGCCGACGATAAGCACGGCGGAAAGAATAAGCAAAAACACTTTCATGGTTTGCGTTTTTGGCGGTCAAAAGGAAAGTTGTTAATTAGCCAGTCGAAACCGCAGGTGATAAGGCCGCAAAGAATGATGATAAGCATGTAGGCAAAGTTAACGGCTTTGCGGCAAAAAGACAACAACGCAGGCGAGGCGATGTCGCATGAAACACCGCCCGCTCTGCGCTCCCATGAGCAAGTAGCCCGTGTTACTTGAAATAAGTTTTGATTAGGTGGGTAATGATATTCACCGCATTGATTCCGACACCGAAAAGAAGTCCCCAATTCTTTTCGTCGATTGCATTTGCCACGTCGGTTGCCGTGTCTGCAAGTTCGTTTGCGGTTGCCGCATCACCTGAAACGCCAAAATAGGCAAAGGCTGCGGCAATGATCGTTGCGATACCAACCCACATGTTTTGGCTTTTCAGTGGGCTTTTTTTAACTTGAGTCGTACCCATGTTGTATGTTATTTTTGCCGCCTCATGGCGACGGTTAGTGATCTGATTTCGACTTCTGCGGCCGCAAGTTTCACGGCCAATTGAACGTTGTTTGCATGACAGCTTGCAAGCTCTGACCGAAGCTGTTTGATATCCAACCCGGTTTCCAACTTCAAAAGCTGGTAGTCCTCTTTCATGGCTTTTTTGTCGCCTGTATAAAGCCCCCACATGCCGCCAAATCCAATACAAAGAATGGTGACGGCGAGGCCCGACTTCCGCAATTGTTCAACCATAATCTTTTGAAGCTCAAGCATGAGATTATACTTTTCCATGACGGCCGTTTTTTTGTTTTTAATCGCAAAATTCCGGCCAATTATTACTTATCTGTTTCCGCTTCCGCCTTCGGGGATTAATTGGTAGGCCCTATCTAATGTCGTCCATCTTTTCCCGTTCGGGCTTTTGTAAAATTCCGTATTCGTTCCTGTGGTAGGGAAATCCCTTAGTCTGATAACACTACCCAAAAGATCGGTTTGCCGGTTCGTCGTGGTCACGTATTGGTACCTTAATTTATCCTGTCCGGTCTTATTGAATGTGATAACCGTCGTTCCGCTTCCGTTTTTGACAGTCCATCCGGGCTGTAAAAATTGCTCCAAGTCTTTAGCTTCGATACTGTCTTGTGGCGAAAGTCCGGCCTTTGCAACGATTTCGTCGTTTTCGTTCAGGATGGCTTTTACACGTTTCGGAAAACCGGATGTATAATTAGCGTCCACTGCCATGCTCGATGTGCCGTTTCGGATACCATCAACAGTGCTGTTGTAAAGCGCAGATGTGTCGCCTATAAATTGCGGCGCAATCGCGGGCGGCCCTGAATCATACTTAGTTACAAAAATCCTGTACCATCCGTCGGGATACCATTGCAGGTAAGTTGAATCAGATATGGCCTCGCGTTGCCCGAAGGCAAAAAGCGGGAAAAAGAGGAAAAGAAGTGCGTATTTCATGTGATTGTTTTTATTGACCAATATGTATGTTTATGATGTATTGCACAGCGTCAGTCGGTGCGTTTTGTGTCGAAATCGTAAATGCTGTGTTACTTTCAGCACTTACATAAAGGTTCAGCCCTGTGCAGTCCACGTCTGCGCATGAAAAGACCGGGTAATTAGTCACGCCCGCGTCCATCGAACTTGCATAGGTCACGGTGAAAAGTGCGCCCGTCGTTGCTGTTGTTCCTGTCGTCAGGGTAACTTTCATACTCAAATCATTACCGGCAACGGCAATCGTCGGCCCGGTTCCGGCTGCGGCTCCTGCGGCAATGCTTGGTGTTTTCGAAGATGTCAGACGAAACATTACCCCGTTTTCGCGGGCGTCCAAACTTTCGCGGTCGCTGTTGAATCGCAGCGTATTGTTTACCGCTGGTTCTTGCGCCGTCGTTCCCGATGGTATTTTGATTGCGTCGGTATTATCCCCTGCGTCCAGTGATACATCCGGCGTTGCCGTATTGATTCCGACGCGGCGGTCGTTGCGTATCCTTACAATGGTGCTGTCGTTTGAGTTCGCGAAATTAGCCGCGTCGGTTGCGGATGTGGAGCCGGATCCGTTAATATCAAGGCGGGCATTGGCGTCGGTCGTGTGTCCGACAAGCATATTGCCATTTGCGCCGGTTATTCTCGCTTTTTCGCTCCACGTTGTACCGTCTGCTGTTGATACCGTTCCAAATTCAATAGCAGGCGAAGGCACGCCCGATGATGGGCAGAAAATCCTTGTTGCTCCAGATGCGGCATACGCGCCGTACCGTATATTGGATGATTCGTAAAGATTGAACGATGTTGTGGCCACCCCCCCGGTTGACCCAAAAGACAGTTCGCTAAAACTGTTACTACTAATGCCTGCCGAACCAAAGGTCATGAAGTTCGAGTTATTGCGGCGTAGTATCAAATTATGGTTACTGAACGTTCCAAATATTGCCGCGCTTAGGCCATTGTCAATGAACGGGCCTAATGACGTAACTGTTCCGTTTGTAATCTCAACTATTGGCCCAAATGAATATTGGGGGGTGTAGCATATCCTACTCGATCCGTCTACAATTTCAAGGCGCGGTCGAACGCCTGATATTGGCCCGTTTGCGCCTGTGGTATTAAGTAGTAGCGCGTTGTTTGTGCTGTCTATTCTTATGGTTGATTCATACCCAACGCGCCCTGTTCCAGTCCAAAATGCAACTCGATTTGTAAGCCCTAATCCCGCATCACCCAAATCCCCATCAGCATCAGCGCCAACAAGTCGCGTGGGCGTGTCGGTGGTCAGGTCTGAAATGCGGGCTTCGCCTTCAACGTCGAGCGTCCGGACGGGCGCTACCTGATTACCGATTTTTAAACGGTTGTTAACTGTATCAACCAGCAACGTGCTTTCGTACCCAATCGCGCCCGCGTCTGTCCAAATACCTAAGCGGTTTGCAAGTCCGGTGCCGGTAAGTCCGCCGGATCCTGCGCCGATCTGATCCCATGCCGCGCCATCCCATGCGTACAATTCAGGCGGGTTGCAGGCGTTGATAACGACCTTGCTTTGGTGTTTCGTTGGCGTGTATGCCGGGGCCGCGCAACCGGAAATGTTCTGGATCCAGTTGTTACCTATCAGCGTCCATGTGGTGCCGTAGGAACGGACGTACAGATTCCAGGTCGTTGTGTCGAGCGCCCATTTTGCGCCGGTCGTTCCGGGGTTATGTACCGGGACTCCTGCGCAAAATGTAACGCCCGTTGTGTACAACGTTTGGCCGATGACGGGGGCCGAAATAAAAAGGAGTATGAAAAAAAGTATGTGCTTCATAGTCATGATGGTGTTACGCTTGTTAATGTTCCCGGCTTAACAGCGAAATGACCTGGGGCGGCTATGTACCAGCCCCCGACGGCAACGCCGTATGAATCGACGGCTTCTTCGTCGCTTATACACACAGGCAAAACCAAATTAAGCAGGTCCCCTATCGTTGTGGGCAAATACCTGTTTTCTGTGGTGTCGTAATAAAGCAGGTCGCCGTTTGCGGTGCCAATTGGCAAATGATTCCGGCCAACGCGTCGGGCAATGGTAATGATTGAATATGGCGGGTAATTATCCTGCGTCGTTCCCGTAACCGATAACACGCCGTCGCTTTCCGCTGTCGTTGCCGTAACAGTCAATTCTTCGAAGCTTCCGGTTAACGGGTTGGTTAGCCTAATAATGTCATCTTCCCAAAATTGCCCGGCATTTGCAGCAACATATAGGTCGATGGAGGTTTGTGCCCCGGCGTCTAATTGGTAGCGCAACACCCCGTCTTTGATCGGCGTTAGTACCGTTCCTTGTGGTATGTTCGTGTTAACCTGATATCCCGGTTGATTGTTGGCATTGCCGCCGGGGTATGTTTCGACACCCGTTTCATTGCCGTTCGGGTTGATTATGATCTTTTTCTTTCGCTTAATCGGTAGCGTTGAAAAGGTATTGTTGTATTCCATTTCGTGGAAAAGGCCGGACAATTCGTTGTAGTCCAATGCCCATTCCCCGGAGTGGAAAAGGTAATCAACCGTTACGCTATCGCTTGTCCAGCGAAAAAGACGGCGGGGCGTGAACACACCCCTAACTGTGCCGTTTGCTTTTTTGATCGGGTGTAATTGCCCGGCAAGTATGGCCTCGGAAAGAAGCTGCCCCAATGCCGAATCCGCAGCGTCAACACCGTTGCCCCATTGGCCACCAAGCACGAAGTCCCCTGCGTCATCGACAAACACGGCACCCAATGTATTAGGATCAAGCGACGTGCCGATGGTTACGGTCGTTTCCAGTACCTCGCTATACTGATCTTCGTCATTCAACGAGTCGTATTCGTCAACGTCGCTCACCGTTGTTTGTACGCCGTCGGTATATGTTCCAAGATAGATTTCAACGACCGACCAATGCAGTTCCAGTTCCGCCGGGTCGATGATGTTGTTTCCAGAATCCCGAAACTCCAAAAAGTCAAATTCGAGGGTTATTTTATTGCCGTCAAGTTGCAAAGGCGGCAAATCCTGATCAAGTACCGTAACATTCGTGGTCGTGAATCCAGTGGGCGGAACTCCGCCGATCATTCCAAGCACGTCGAAAGTTGCAGGCGTGGAATCGTCTACCCATTGCCCGGCGGCTGTGGGTGAATAAACTATCTGATAACTAAACTGCTGAAAATACCCGAACCTGTCCCAGTAGTCCCCATCAACGCCAACCTTTTCAACAAGCAACGATCCCTGGAATTTCAGGTAAATAGGAGTGCTTGCGCCCCCCGTGTAAGACAGGTTCTTAACGCTGTGCAGGATGTTCATTTTGAACCGAAGCACCGTGCCATCTGTGGCTTTATACAGCGGATTGTAAACCTCAAACGACGTGTTGTTTTCGTCTATAGTTGCCCCAACTAAGTAGTTACGCCTTTGGAAGGTGTCAAAATTGACAATTGTTTTTAGCAGGCCGGGGTAGTAATCGTAATTCAAAGGGAACTTCCAACGCAAGGTCGATGCCGGGTCGGTGTTGTCGATAATGTTTTCGTCGGTGTTGGGCGTGTTGGATATGTAGTTGCCCTGGTAGTCGTAGTTCCGCGTCGTGTAATCTCCCTGCCGGTACGATACCTGCTCGATAATGAACACCCCGGAAATCTGCCGTATGTAGCAGCCGAACGCTTTTAAGATGTCCTCCAACACCTCCAAGCAGGAAAGCGCCTTTTGGTCGCCTTTTTCAAATCGGTAGTAATTGGCATGGTCAACATAAGCGTCGGCCAAAGGATCGTTTGCGTTGTCCCGCGTCATCGATGCCTCCCACCAATCGACAGCCGTAAACAGGAACGCTTCTGTGTTTGTCCAATGCGTGGTTACATAGGGCAGTTTGTTCAGGCAATTCAAAATGTGTTCGATCAAAGAAACTTTGCCGTCGTAAAACGTGGTCGACGTTGGCCGGTATTCTATTTTTCGAAGCGCCGCAATGCCGTCGGTTGCCGTAACCGTGTAAACCGTTTTTTCCTCGTCCTGATAGCTCGATATGTCTGGTAAAATTACCCCGGCCCAATACCGGGTGGCTAAAGATGTGACTTCCAGTCGAACCGTAAACCTGCCTTCTGCGCTGCTTTGTATGTCGTAAATGAATGCGTTTTGATCGCTGGAATTTATTACAAAGTTGAATTTCAGTTCGCTTCCCCGAATGGGGGCGTGTCGATCTTCGCCGCCTGCGCTCCATCGAAGCGTTTGCCCAATATCCAATTCAATTTCCTCCGCCGTACCGGCGAAAGACGAATCCCATACCTCGATACGCCACTCCGTAGAAGTAGGGTTGTCCGCCGCAAACATTGTGCTGTAAAAACGTAGTGCCATCAGAAAGCCCCGGTTAGACGCTTGTTAGAAGTTTCAGCCCTTTTCAGCACTGTTAGTAAGTCCTGCCCGCGCAAAATGTATTCAGCGATAATGCCGCCCATCCCGGCCCCGGATTGCTGCATAAGGCCCGGCAGTTTGTTAAGCGGAATAATCGCCTCACGCCCGCCGGGGTTATCGCCTACCATTGCAAGCGTCGGTTTTGTGGTTATGCCGCCTTCAGCAAGGGCGGGTATTTTGATTTTGCCCAAAAGACCGGAAAACAAAGCAGATGCCGCAGCGCCCGCCGCCGCAGCCAATGGGATGGCAAGTAGTGGCGATGCGCCGGTAAGCGGGTTTCGAAACACGTTTGCCACAAGCGCAGAAACACCCTGTTGAATAAAGTTCTTAACAATCTTTTTTGTTGCCTGTCCAAGCGCCTGCACATATCCCGCTAAGCTTGCTTCTGACTGCTCCGAATAGGCCGTTACCGCATTAGCGATGGCGAAGGCGCTTTGCTCGATTGCGCTGCCATTTTCGGCAACATTGGCAGCAACAATGCCATACACTTCGGAAAAACTAAGCGTCTTTTCTTTGATGGCGTCGAATGCTGCGCCTACATTTAACCCAAGCGATGTAAACGTTTCGGATGTTGCGCCTACCAAATCCTGCATTGCAAAAAGACCGTCACGGATTGCGCCAAAAGACGGGTCTACTGCAACTCCAAATTCGGTGCTTACCTCATTTACTGTCTTGCCTTGTAGCCCGGACGATAACAGCGGCTTATCGGCCAGCGGATCAAAATTGGCTTGAATCAACCTGCTTTGCTCGATCAGGGCTTTGTTTTTGGCCTCGATTGCGGCTGCCTCTTTTCGTAGTTCGGCCTCTGTTTTTACTGATGTATCGCCGTACTTTTTTGTAGTGCCTGCCGCCTTTGTTTGTGATGCAATAGACCGATCCGTTTCAAGTATTACGTCAACAAGTGCGGCGCGCTGCGCCTCAATTCCTTTGGTTAAGTCCTCTATGTTGCCAGCGTATGTTTTGGCGTTCAGCGCCGCAAAAGCGCCCGCGTTACCAAGCGACAAAAGACCGTTTCCGACTTGCTGGAGTATCGACGGGTCGGCAGCTTCACGAACATTTATCAACTGCTTTTCGAGGTCAACCAACTTATCACGCGCCGCCTGTGCTTTGGCTGTCAGCAACAGGGATGCAATGTACTTTTCCTGTGCCGCCGTTACCGCTTCAATGCTGATCTTGTTTTTGTCGAGCGTTCCGAAGTATTCCGGGGCAATGCGTATCAGTTCGTCAAGTGCCTTGCGACGTTCGGCGTAGCTTGCATTTTCGTCTTTGATTGCGGCAATAAGTAGATCGGTTTCCGACTTCGCTTTCGCAACCGTTTCGGCAGCCGTTTTGTTTACGTCATTGACGGCCATTTGTGCCTTTTCCGCGTCGCTTGCGCTGTTGGCAAGTTCGGAATACGCAAAAGCAAGTGCAGTAATAACAGCGATTGCAATACCAATACCCGTAGCTTTTTGAGCCAAAGACAATGCCTGAAAAGCTTTTGCCGCGTTCAATGCGGCGCCCGAAACAGAAAGCAGTCCTTTTTTGACGCCTTCCAGCCCGATAACATACGTTGCCTTTGCCGCCTGTAACAATCCGAAAATCTTAACAAGCGGCCCTAATGCAATCAGGAAAGCGCCTACGGAAAGCACAACGGCGCGAACGGTTGGGTTAAGTTCGGCAAACGAATTGGCAAGAGATGAAATTACATTTGAAAAAGAGGCAAGCGTACCCGTAACATCGAAAGCGTCGTTAATCGCAAAGCCAACGGTTGCCAGGCTTTGGTTAACGCTGTCGCGCATGTTGTCGAATGCGTTTTTAATGCCGCCCGTTGCTTTGGGTAGCTTTTCAAGTTGCTCAACAATGGCGGCGGTAAATTCCTGTGATGATAGGCCAAGCTTTTGAATGTCCTCTGTATTCGAGGTTCCAAACGCCTGTTTCATCAATGTGCGGATTTGTGGCAGGCGTTCCGCGATTTGGTTGATTTCTTCGGCAAAGACCTTTCCCTTTGAGCTGATTTGCCCGATTGCTGTGATAACGCCGTCAAGTTCAGCGCCGCCCTTTCCGGCAAGTGCCAAACCATTGCCGAACGCTTCGATTGTTCGCCGCGCTTCTTCTGCCGATAGCCCGACCGCCTGTAATTGTACCGAGCCGCGAACGGCCTGCTCAAAGCCAAGGCCCGGCGCTAAAGCCGCCTTCCGCAAAAGCTCCAGTTCTTCGCGGGCCTTTTCAGCACTGCCTAATTGGCCCTCCAATGCAAGCGTAAGACTTTCGATATCGCCCGCTGCCTTAACAGCAGATACGCCAATAGCGGCCAACGGAAGGCCGATAGACAAGGCAATATCCTGACCAATAGAGGAAAGCCGCTGACCGCTGGCCTGCAGCTTTTTTTCAGCCTGCAAAAGCCCCTTTTCCATCGGGGCAAGTATGGCCCCAATTCGCACATTTAGTTCCGCTATTGTTGCCATGCCTGTTGTTGTTTACGTTTTGCAAGTCGTTCAGCCATTCGAACGTCGGCCCGCGCCCGTCGTTCTGCCAGCTCTTCGTCGGACAGTCGGACACCCAAAGGCGCTTTTTTATCCCAAGGCATAGGCCAAACATCGCTAAGGGTTGGCGTCTTTTTCTTTGGGTTGAAATTGACGCTTACCATTTTGTATGTCATGATTCGCGCAATTTCCCAGCTTTCCCGGCTTCGTTGCTCGTACCCTTTCATAGCATTGGCGAAAAAACGCGGTGTCATGTCCCAGAAATCGTTTTCGCTGTACCCCATTTGCGCGGCTGTTGTCATCCATGCGTCGAGGTCTATTTGGCCGTCATTTTCACTTTCCGGGCTGCTGCCGGGACTTTCCCCGGCTTCGGCTTTTTTTCGTTGTCAGGCTTTGGCAGGCTGTCTGCGTAGATGGTTACAAGTTGCGCAATGGCGGCTTCATCTCCGAGCAGGTTGTCGGCAATGTCCAGCGGGTCAAGTTCCATGCTTTGCCCGCGCTGCCTATATCCGTTGGTAATTCCGACGGCGGCAATTTGACACAGTTCCAGGGAAAACGGCATTGATGCATCGCCGCCCAATTGCTTTTTCGCCGCGTTGACGACAGTCAAAAAATCGTTTTGCATCGAAGCGTTAAACCGGACTTGGTACAACACCTGTGCTGCGTTTGAAAAACTGATAGGATGCGTTACGCCCCCCAAAGTGATGTTCTGTATCATGCTTAGAACATTTATGTTTGCCCGAACGCGGGTTAACACGTCCGGGCTTTGTTTGGTTACGATGTGTAGGTCGGTTCGCCGGTGCCGGTGATCTCGAACGAGAACGTTACGCCCGCGTCGTTGCCCTGCGAAGATTTGGAAAGGCTTGTGATGTAGCCGTCGCCTTCTTCGGCGAAATCGCCCGCAACGCCGGTATCAAGCGAAACACCAACAAGCGTTTCGTTAATCATGGCGTCCCAAAGCTGTTTGTAGCCAAGCGTTGCATCGAAGGCTAAAAGTCCCTCCCCGCTCATTGTCCAAGACAAAGTGCCGGTTCGGTTTTCGGCAAAAGCGCCGGAATCCTTACACGTCGTTTGGTAGGTTTCCCGGCTCATCGAAAATTCAGCGTTTGTCTGGCAGGTGATTTTCACACCGTCGATGTAGATTGCCAGGTCTTTTGCAAGTACTGTTCCTGTTGTGGGCATAGTGTTTGTTATTTGCTGCCTTTGTCGGGCGGTGTGGAAATCGTTGCTTTATCGGGCGGTGCGGCAATGGCTTTGCCTCCCTTTTCCTGTATATCGCTGTCAGGCGCAAAGCAGGCTTGTTGAACGGGCGCGTCTGCTGCGTAGCGAAGCGACCGCGTACCGTCCGGCACTTGTTCGGCTTTGCCTGCTGCAATAAGCGCATCAGCGTCTTTATCTTTCAGTCCCACCACGTTACCGGGGGCGCATTGAATCGTTCCTTTGGCGTTCTGCCAGTGGCATTTTAGCCTTACCATTTTGCTCATGCTGCGATGTAGGTATATTGTTGAATAATTCGGTGCAGTTCGGGCGTTTCTGAAAAGCCCTGTATTTCGCGTTCAAACTGAATGTGCCTGATTGTTTCCGTGCCGCCGCCGTTTAGGGTTACGGTTCCGTTGTAATAATCCAGCGCCGCGCGTACAGCGTCGGCAACCGTTCCGGCGCTCGTTGGCGTCACGCCGTATATGTCTACCTGAACCTGAACAATGTCAAGGTTTGAGGCTTGCGTTTTCGTGTTGTTTGGCCGGACGTTGCTAACGTTTACGGCTGCGCATGGGTAAGCGGAATCTTGGAGAATGACAGCCGGATACACCCGCCCTGCGAGCAAGGCGTTTGCCGCAACATTGGCGGCAATGATTTTTATGATTGGCCCCGATACGTTCATACAGATACGCTTTTCACATATTTTTCAATCGCTTTTTGCAGTTCATCCACGGCAATACGCCCAACCTGTGAACCGACGGCGGCAACCGACGGCCCAATAAAAGGACGCGGTGGTATGCCTGCGTTGGGCGCTCCAAACTCCTGCCATACGGCGTAGTATCCATCCGTCCGGCTGCCGGAAAAAGTACCCGTACTGCCTTCTTTGTCAAGTTTCGGCCCGACAAAAACGGCATTTTTAGCCTTCCTGAATTTCAACACCTGAAATGACCTTTCAA